CGTCCGCACTACCCTGGGGGCGAGGCCCCCGTAGCTCAATGGATAGAGCAACGGCCTTCTAATCCGTAGGTTGCAGGTTCGAGTCCTGCCGGGGGCGCCGTACAAAAAGCCACCAAACAAGCCCACCCCGGCCGACCGGTGTAACCATCAGTGTAACCGTGACCCAACGTTGGCACGCTGCCGGCGCAGCCTGTTCACAGTCACCGGCGCATACGCCAGCGACTCCTCGCGGTCAATCAACCGGTTGAGGATCTGTGCGTACTGCACTGCCGTGAGCCCCAGCTCACGCGCCGCCTCGTCCCTCGCCGCCTGGTTCAACCAGCCCCTGCGCTCGAGGTCAAGGATGCGCATCTCAAGCTCACTCAAACGTCGATTCCTCGCCGAGCTGCCGAATCACGACAGCAAGCATCAACACCACGAGCGATGCAGCGAGCGCCACATATCCGAGGATCAGACCCGCAATCGCGAACCCTCGTCCACCGCGCGGCGTCGGCGACTTCGCGATCTTCGACAAGCCGACGTGCCCGAGCGTCACCGCGGTGCCGGCAAGGGGCAGGGCGATGAAGAACAGCAGCGGCGTGACGAAAGCGATGGCGGCAAGGACGAACGACCACACGGCGTGCGGCATCATCGGCGGGCGCACCGCATAGACCGTCTGATACTGCGGCGGGTACTGCTGGTTCTGCCCATAGAGCGCCGGCGGCTGCGCCGGCTGGTTCTCACCCTGATAGGTCATGGTTCCCTCCTTAGTTCGAAGGCCACTAACTGGCCCACGTTTCTTGCCGCCACTGTTCGACAGTGGCGAGGATCCGGGTGTCCCGGTTGAAGTCCTCCTGGCGGAGCTCCACGAGGCGGCGCGTCACCTGCAACTCGCGGGCCAGAGCACCCGGATGGTTGCCAACAAGCGCCTCCGCGGCCGCGTAACGCTCGATCGGAATAAGGAGCCGCGCGGCGTACCGATCGGCGTCGAGCTCGTCGCGGACCTTGTCATGATCGCGGGTCCAGTCGTGGCCATAGTGGGCGTGCCCCATTTCGTGCGCTAGCGTCTCGCGTTGCGCGGACAGGTTGTGTCGGTGGTTGAGGACCACGAGGCCGCCGCCGAATAGGTAGCCGGTTGCCCTCCCGAGGTTGCGGAACTGCACGCGAAGCCCCATAGCTTCTGCGCGTGCGATCAGCGCGTCCACCCCTCCCCCTCTCCCTCAGCTAGTCGTCAAGCGCTTCGTGTTCTGCCTGGACGTTGCGCTGTTGTGCTGCGCGTAGATTGCCGGAGCGGTCTGACACGGAGTGATGGTCCCCCTTGGCCGCCTTGCCGCCGCTGAGGCTCTTGGAAGCCTTGCTGGCGACGCTTCCTTCGCTCGCCCCGTGGTTGCCGCCGGTCTTGCGGGCGCGCAGTTCGTCGAGTTCGGTGACCTCGCGCTCCATGTTCTCAGACACTCCCTTCCACGCGCCCGAGTGCGCTTCGACGAACGCGCGATCCCAATCAGTCCACTCGTCGCGGGCCTTACGCCAAAGCTTCTCGAGGCTCATCAATGCAGCATCTTGAGCGTCCAGCCATGTCTGCTCGTCGTAAATGTCATGGGCGGCCTTGATGAACTCGGCGGCGCTGACGTGTAGGTCGAGTGCCGTGACGATCGCATCCACGTCATCCAAAGTGAATGGCTTCTCGTCGCGCAAGCGGGTGGCGACGTAGTTCTGACTCAGGCCAATGCGCGCCGCCAGGGTCTTGCCCGAGATGCGTTGTGCGCCAAGTTGCGCGCGGATGTGCGCCGAAACGGCGCGCCCGAGTGTGGACGTGGTGCCTTCGTAGAAGTCCATACCGCGAGCATATGGCCCAATCCGCGACACGCCAACCCAAATGTTGCGTATCTAACTCTCTCCGGTTAGCCTAACCCGTATGAGTTCGATCCGAGCATTCGCAGCGGGAGCACTGCGCGCCGAAATGGCCAGGCAAAGAAAGTCGAGCGCGGATCTAGCCTCCGTCCTTAAGTGCAGCCAGTCGTCGGCAGCACGTCGAATGAGCGGCGAGACACCGCTCGACCTCGATGATATTGCAGCGATCGGACGTTGGCTCGGCGTCAGCGAATCCGTGTTCTTCGAACCCACCGCCGAGGCGGTGGCGTCATGAGGAAGGCACAGCTGCCGATCGCCCCCGCCGCGCTCGGACGGCCCGAAGCGGCCGCCTACATCGGATGCTCCACCGACACGCTCGAGTGGTACGTCGAGAAGGGCTGGATCGTCCCCCGCTACCACGGCCCCAAGCAGGGCAAAGCCGTCTTCAAGGTTGCGGACCTCGACGCCCTGCTCGACCGCCTCCCCGAAGAACGGGGTGCCGCATGAGCACCGCGATCGAAGTACGCCTCCTCGAGCTCACCGCCGCCATGGAAGCGACCGCCACCCGCTATGACAAGTGGGCCACGACGTCCGACGAAATGAACGACGTCCGCGAAGCAGGCCAGTATGCGGGCCGCGCCGATGAGCTGCGCCGCACCGCCGCCGCCATCCGCCGCCTCGTCACCGAAGACGGCGCCTCCCACGCCGTCTCCACCAAAGTCTCCAACCACCCCACACGGCCCTACATCGCATGCTGCGTGTGCGGCTGGCACGGCCCCGCCCGCTTCCTCAACGACAGCGCCGGCGCCGACGGTGACAACCACCTCCGGTGGGCCGGCCTGCCCCTGACCACGAGGCGCACGTCATGACCGCGCACATCACCCTTGACCCGGTCACGGTCCACACCGTCCGCGCCACCTTCCACGCCACGTACGGCGCCGAGCGCTTCGCGACCGCCTCCGACGTCGCGGCCCATGCCCGCGAAGAGGCGGCCGGTGAACTCGGCGACGGCCCCTGGCGCCAGCACGTCGACATCGCCCAGGACACGAGTGCCGGCACATGGATCGTCGTCGTCACCGCCACGAAGGAGATCGCACCATGACCGCCACCGACACGCACGTCGACGACGCCCTTTCCCTGGTCGAAATGGACCGCCTCGAGCAGCAGCTCAAGGGCGATGTGCAGTGCAGCCAGGAAGACTGCGACAAGCCCGCAGCGTGGCGCGTCACGACCAAGCCCTGCGGGTGCATCTCGCTCCTGTGCGACCCCTGCATGGATGCCACCGCCAACGCATTCGAGGCCATCCGCATCTCCGCGAGGCGGGCCGAACGGGCAATGGTCCACCGTCGCTGCGGCAAGCCCTTCTTCGCCACTGAGGCGGACTTCGACTCGCACCGCCTCTAGCCCCACCGAAGGAACACCATGACAACCACCATCGCTACCCCCACCCCCAAGATCAACCTGCCCGCCGTCTCTGCGACCGCCATCACCACGTGGCGTGTGCTCGTCGGCGTCTACGCGGACCTGCACGCCCGCATCATCCTGTGGCGCCGCCGCCACCCTTCCCGCAAGGCACTCCGCGCGCAGCTTGCTGATGCCCGCCTCGAGGCATACGTGCTGGGCCTTGGGTTCAAGGTCGCCTGCAACCAGGCGGACGAACTGCAGGGCGCGCTCACGTGCCTCGCGACCGCCGTCACCCCCGCCGGCGACGACACCTCCACCGAGGCCCTGTCGCGCGCGATCCTCACCGGCACCCACCCGCAGCGTGCACGCGCCGCAGCCGCCATCTTGGAGGCGCACCGTGGTTAAGCACGTCCTCGTTGGTGTCGCCGTCGGCACGGCCGTCGTCGTGGTGCTTGCCGCCGCAAACCTCGCGAGCGTCGCAGGTGTCGGCTGGCTCCTGACCGGGGAACGGCGATGACCGAGAACGTGGTGCGCGACTGCCGCCACCCTCGCGCCAACCACCAGCACGGCACACACCTGGCTGCACTGAAGGACGGCTGCCGCTGCGTGCCCTGCGTGAAGGCCATGCGACGCAACAACAAGCTCACCGCGTACCGCACCGCCACCGGCACGCACACGTACGTCGACGCAGGCCCCGCCCGAGCCCACGTGAAGCGACTGCTGCGCACCCTGACCGTCGCGCAGATCGAGCAGCGGTCAGGCGTTCATCGCACCGCAATCCGCGTGCTCGTCGGAGACGTCCCCAACCGTCCCGCGTCGAAGAGGATCACACGCACCACCGCCGCAAGCCTGCTCGCCGTCGAGCCCACATTCTTGGGCCCCGAAGCGCAAGGCCTGGTCTCCGCGACTGGCACGGTGCGCCGCATGCGTGCGCTCGTCGCAATCGGCTATTCAGCGCGCCGCCTCGAGCAGCTCTTGGGACTTTCGAAGACCACGGTCTACTTCCTCACGTCACGGCCAGATCGGCGCCCTCTCGTCAGTGCGGCGACGCGCACGGCGGTGGTCCGTCTCTACGACCGCCTATCGATGACTCCCGCTCCGCCATCACGCAGCGCGACAATCGCCCGCAACCACGCGACACGTGAAGGCTGGTTGCCACCTCTGGCGTGGGATGACGACACGATCGACAGCCCCGAGCTCCGCGTAGAGGTGCGGGCACATATGGCGGTTGCAGCATGATCACCGCCACACGCCCCTACGTCGACGCCCCCGTCAACGGAGTCACCCTTGCGAGCGGTCGCTACTTCCAGCAGTGTGTCCGCTGCGGCCACCGCTGGCAGGTCCACCCTGGCCGCCCGGACGTCCGCTGCGGCATGTGCGTCGACTGCTTCGACGTCGACCCCAACTTCGCCTCACCAGAGTCGCGGGGGGGGGTGCAGTGAATCACGCCCCTGTCCCCACCATGCCCGAGCTCGTCGAGCGCGGACTCGCGGTCGCACGCCCCGACGCCCGCAACCCCAAGCGTGTTGTCTACACCGCGACGCCGGAGGGCCAGGCGGAGATCTACGCCGCAATGGCACACAACGCTGCGCTGCCGGCACTGCCCCCGACGTATCGGAGGGCTGCCGCGTGACCCGCAAGTCAGCGATCTACAACTACGCCGCGACGCTCGATGACGCCTGCCGTGACGCGTACCAGTTGTACCTCGAGGCGTGGCTCGCCGGCGCGGAGGAAGCCACCAATGGGGTGCTGGTGAACGCCCGCGGCCGTGCGCTTGGGTTCCACGCCACCGCCCTCATCACCGGGCCGGGACATCACAAGCGTCGCGCCGCGTACGCCACCGACGAGATGCGCGACTACTTCGCACGCCACCCGATGCTCACCTATCAGCAGTTCGAGGCGCAGTGGCTTCGCGAGCACACGGCAGGTGCCGCATGACCGAACCGCACGCCATCAACACAGCCGTCCCGGCAATCCCGCCGGACGCCACCCCTGCCGCTTGTCCACCGGTAACTCGGGCGGCAGGGGTGGACACCCCCGGAGGCCACCAATGACCAACTGGGACCACATCCGCGACCTGTACCGCACACGCGTCGTGTGCGAGCACGGCGTCGTCACCGAAGAAGCCGGCAACACCTACCCCTGCCCCGACTGCAAGGACACCACCATGACCACCAAGACCAAGACGCCTGACCTTGCGGCACTCGTCAACGAAGAGATCACCCTCGCTGACGCGGCCGCACAGATCGACGAACGCCGCAAGAGCATCAAGGCGATCCTCGACGCCAACCTCGACTTCGGCACCCACGACATCGCCGGCCACCAAGTCCAGAAGCGACGCGGCGCCGCAAGGATCAGCGCCGACAAGGTCGCCGCCAACCACCCCTACGAGCAGGCACCCGAACTGTACGACGTCGAGCCACGCATCAACCTCGACAAGGTCAAGCACCACCTCGCCCCCGCCGAGCTCGACGGATACAAGACCGAGTCCGCCCCAGTCCTGGTCGTGAAGTAATGGGGCCCGACACGCTCAATGCCCTCGCCGCGCAGATTCGAGAGATCAATGACGGCAACGGGTGGAGTGAGCCGCACGACTCGCCAGTACACCAGATCGCGATCCTTGCGCTTATCGGCACGGAGGTCTCCGAAGCGATCGAAGAGGTCCGCAACGGCAACGGCATGTCTGGCTACCAGACCATCCACGGGCAGCCCGTCTATCCAGTGATCGATGGCTCCGGCGCCGACTGGACGACGACAGCCGACGGTTGCCCTGTTGGCTTCGATGTCACGTGGACCGGTGTCACGCCTAAGCCAGAAGGCATGCCCAGCGAACTCGCGGACATCATCATCCGCACTCTCGACTTCGCGGCGATGTTCAACATCGACGTCGACAAGGCGGTAGCCGAGAAGCTCGCCTACAACCGCACACGCGGCCGCCGCCACGGAGGGAAGACCCTCTGATGCCTACCCAGACCTACGTCGAAACGCTGACCGTCCTCACCTGCTGCCACGAGAAGTGCGGCGTCACGTTCGCCTTCACCCAGTCATTCGAGCGCCAGCGCCGCGATGACCACGAGACCTTCTACTGCCCGAACGGACACGAACAGCACTACTACGTCGACAACGAGAAAGAGAAGCTCCGCAAGGAACTCGCCGCCGCTCAACGACGCAACAACTCGCTCGCCTCAGACCTCCGATGGGAGGAGATGCGCGTGCTCGAGTTCAAGCGCTCGGCCGCAGCACACAAGGGTCACGCGACACGGATCCGCAACCTCATCGCACAAGGCGTCTGCCCCGTCCCCGGTTGCCGGCGCAACTTCACCAACGTCCGCGCCCACCTCGCCAGCCAGCACCCCGACTGGCACAAGCACGAGGAGGCGTGACATGCCGCTGTCCAGGGCCGCGGCCGCACAGCCGCCCGACGCCCGCCCCACCGTGATGCTCGTCCCACGGCCGGAAACGCCGGAGCCGCGCTGCCTCGATTGCGACCAGGAGGCCGTCGATTGGGCACGCGCCGCCGTCCAGCGAGAAATTGACCAGCTGCGCCAATGGCAGGAGCAGGACTCCGCCGATGCGGACCAGTGGCGGAAGTTCGCGAACCTCCTCGAGATGAAGTTCATCGGCGGCGAGGGCTGCGTGATCGCCGCCTTCGACGAGCGCCGCCCCACATTCCACCCCCACGCGCACGACGCGGTTGTGTCATGAGAGACGGTGCGCTACTCGCTACCCAGGTTCCGGATCTCCGCACGGAGGCGCTCGGCCCGGGCCTCAAGTGTCGAGGTCTTGTGGATGCGGTCGGTGATCCCGAGGGATATCGAGGCGATGGTATGCGGGTGCTGGAGGTCCCCTATCTCGAGCTCAATACGCGTGAGCTCCTCCTCCTTGGCCTTCAGGCTGTTGTAAGAGGCGCGAGCCTGCGTAACCTCACCCCGCAGCTCCTTCACCTCAGTGCGCAGCTCCTGGCTCTCAGCTCGAGCGCTCCGCGTGATGCTCAGCACCGCGCCAACGCCGATCGCCACACACCCCAGAACCAGCAGCACCCCTGCAGCGAGCGGCCAGAAGCGAAAGTCCGCGATCGCCTCGATCGGCACACCAAAGCCGATCGTGCCCGCGAATGCCAGGAGGAACGCCCCTACCGAGTACCACGCGCCTGGCTTCATCATGCGAGCACGCTACAGGCAGCAACGAGCGCGAGGCCAGCATGACCGCCACCGCTCCCGCACCCCTCTACGCCCCCTTCGACGGCTCCTCCCCACAGCTCGCACTCAAGGAGTACCGGCACGTCATCGAGCAGGCGATCCTCAACCAGCCACGCTCCCTGCAAAAACGCATCGGACCATCCGAGATCGGCACCCCCTGCGACCACTGCCTCGCCGCGAAGCTCGCCGGCTGGGAGCAAACAGAGCAAGGCGTCCCCTGGCTGCCCACCGTCGGCACCGCCGTCCACGCCTACCTCGAGGAAGCGTTCATCCGCCACGAAAACCTCCGCGGCGCTCAACACAACGGCGGACTGCGCTACCTCACGGAACGTCGCGTCGACGTCGGCGAGATCGACGGCGAAACCATCACTGGATCCACTGACCTGTTCGACACCGTCACCGGCATGGTCATTGACCACAAGCTCGTCGGCACGACGACCCTCAATAAGGCCAGATCCAAGGGCCCCTCGGACACGTACCGCGTCCAGGCCCACCTCTACGGACGAGGGTGGGTGCGGGCAGGGTTCGACGTCGCGCACGTCGCGATCTGCTTCCTGCCACGCAACGACGTCTCCCTCAACACCGCCGTCCTCTGGACTGAGCCGTACGACGAGCAGATCGCGATCGCCGCACTCGCGCGTGCGGAGAGACTCGCCCGGTCTCTCAAGGCCCTCGCGGCCATCAGCACAGAAGCACGCGATGAGTGGATCAACAACCTGCCCCGCGCGGATCAGTGCTGGGACTGCGCCCGCTACCACAGCCAACCCACCGTGCTGCCCTTCAGCGCGGTGGAACCACCAAAGAGAAACACCCACGAGAAAGAGAACCCGCAATGAACAACCCATTCGCGGCACCCGCCGCATCCACTGGCATCACCTGGGAAGAGCACGACACGCGCCTCCTCGTCATCGAACCACGTGCACTCGAACGCGACATCATGACCTCCAACGGCCTGCGTGACGCGATCCGCGGCGACGTTCACGTCCTCGACGGCCCCAACCCGCAGAGCTACATCGACGTGCTGATCTTCCCCAAGGTGCTGATCTCGCAACTGACGAGCCGCATCGGCGAGCGCGTCCTCGGACGACTCGGCAAGGGTGCAGCCAAGCCCGGCCAGAACCCGCCGTGGAAGATCGACGGCCACTCCGAGCAGGACCTCGTGTTCGCGATCGGCTGGCTCGACGCGTACTCGAAGAACCAGTTCGCGAGCGCTGCAAGCGACATCAACGGGGACAACGTCACTGTCGTCGCTCAGCCACCTGCAGCCGTGGCCACTTCCCCGGCCCCGGCCGCCACTCCTGCTGCGCAGCCCGCTACCGCCACCACTGAGCCCACCCCCGCTCAGAAGGCGAAGCAGCTCGCACAGCTGGGCGTGGACCACGCCACCATCGCCGGCCAACTCGGCGTCGACGTGACCGTGATCCCCGCCCTTCTCGCCTCCGCCGCCTAACCCCCCCCTCAGGCCACGGAGGCCGACCGCGCCACTCAGGTGTGCAGCCCGTTCAAGTCGGGCCGCGGTCACGACGCAACACCACAACAGCAAAGGACCACCCGTGACGCTCCTCGAGGACGCCCTCGCCTGGCACGCCGCCGGCGCATCCATCGTGCCCACCCGCAACGACGGATCCAAAGCGCCCGCCGCGTTCTGGGAGCGCTACCAACACGAGCGTGCCACCGCCGAACAGATCACCACCTGGCTTGGCCTCGCCGACTACGACGGCTTTGGAGTCATCTGTGGCGAGATCTCCGGCAACCTCGAAATGCTCGAGTTCGAAGGCCGCGCCACCCACCTCGTCAGCGACTTCGCGGCCGCACTCACCGACAACGGCCTCGAAGAGCTCTGGCAGCGCCTCACCGCTCATGGCCGCGTCGAATCCACCCCCTCCGGCGGCATCCACCTCCACTACACCGTCACCGACGCCCCAGCCGCCAGGAACACCAGACTCGCTCGGCGTCCCTCCACTGACGACGAACTGGCCGACTGGAAGACACGGGAAACCGCCAAGGCCGCCACGATCGACGATCCCGAGCTTCGCACCAAACGCCTCGCCAAGATCGCGGCCGCCACCAACGCCGACGTCCCCCAAGTCCTCATCGAAACCCGCGGCGAAGGCGGCTTCACCGTCCTCGCCCCCTCCGCCGGCCGCACCCACCCCACCGGCAACGCCTGGACAGCCCTCACCGGCCACCCCGGCGCCGTCCCCGCCATTACCGTCGACGAACGCGACATCCTGTTCGCGATCGCCGCCACCTTCGACGAAATGCCCGCCCGCACCGGCCTCACCAGCACCACCCCCACGGCCGGTCAGACGGCCCCTGACGGGTCGCTGCGCCCCGGCGACGACTACAACGCCCGCACCACCTGGGACGACATCCTCACCCCCCACGGCTGGACCAAAGCCAAGCGTCTCGGCGCCGGCTACGGATGGACGCGCCCCGGCAAGAACGCCATCGACGGCATCAGCGCCACCACCGGCACCGCAGCCGACGGCGTCGACCGCCTCTACGTCTTCTCGAGCTCCACCGAGTTTGAGACCGAAGTGCCGTACACCAAGTTCGCCGCGTACGCCCTCCTCGAGCACGCCGGCGACCTCTCCGCCGCCGCCAAGCAACTCGCCAAAGACGGATACGGCGAAATCGCCACCCGCCTCGGCCCAGACCCCCTCCTCGAAGGGCTACCCACGGAAGGAAACACCCCATGGCCGACCAGCCAGACGAATGCCGCGGCACCATCGACGGCGAACACCGATGGGTCGACAAACCCACCACCCTCTACGGCGTCTACATCCCCGTCTGCGTCGCCTGCGGAGCCCAAAAACCCCCAAGCGCACTCCCCTGCTGAACCGCGCGACGCCGCCCCCAACGAAGACAACACCGCCCTCCTCCTCGTCGACCAACACATCAACGAGATCCGCTACTGCCCCGAACGCGGCGAATGGCTCACCTGGACCGGCCACCACTGGGCCTGGGACAAAAAAGGCCACGTCCAAGAACTCACACGCCGAATCTCCCGCCGCCTCCCCACCGGCGAAGGCTGGACGTCCTACGTCAAACACGCCCTCAGCGCCCGCGGCGTCAGCGGCATCATGCGCCTCGCCGCCACCGATGCACGCATCGTCGCCCCCATCAAGCGCCTCGACGCCCACCCCTACGAGCTCAACACCCCCGCCGGCATCATCAACCTCAAAACCGGCGAACTCACGCCCCCGGATCCGGACCGGCTGCACACCAAAACCACCGCCTACTCACCCGACCCGAGTTGCCCCACACCACTGTGGGACAAGTTCCTCGCCGACACCTTCGCCGGCGACCCCGACCTGACCGTCTACATGCAGCGCATGCTCGGCGTGAGCCTCGTGGGCGCCGTCATCGAACAGCAGCTCCCCCTCGCGCACGGCTCCGGCCAAAACGGCAAATCCGTCCTCTTCGAAACCGTCCAAGACGTCGTCGGCCTCGCCCCCGAAGGGTACGCACTGTCAATCCCCGCAGAAATGCTCACCACACGTGGCCGCGACGACCACCCCGCCACCATCGCCCAACTCCAAGGCGTCCGCCTCGCCGTCGGCGGAGAGATCGAAGAAGGCGCCCGATTCGCCGAAGCGAAGATCAAAATGCTCACCGGCGGCGACCCCATCAACGCCCGCTTCATGGGCAAGAACCCCTTCACGTTCATCCCCACCCACTCACTTTGGCTGCACGCCAACCATCAGCCCGAAGTGCGTGCCGGCGGTCCCGCCTTCTGGCGCCGCATCCGCCAAATCCCGTTCCTCCACGTCGTCCCCGAAGAAGCCCGCGACAAGACCCTCGGAGCCAAGCTCATCAACCAAGAAGCACCCGGGATCCTCGCCTGGCTGATCCAAGGAGCAGCCGACTACTTCACCCACGGCATCCAAGAACCCGCGTCCGTGATCGCCGCCACCGCCGCCTACCAGCACGACACCGACACGATCGCCCAGTTCGTCGACGAACGCTGCCAGACCGGCCCCACGAGCGCCCAACACATGCACGTCCGCACCTCCGAGCTGCGCCACGCGTACGAGCAGTGGTGCCGCGCAGAAGGCCTCGAAGCGGTGTCCGCCAGGGCCCTCACACAGCAGCTGAGGGCACGGTTCGGGGTGATGCAATCCCGCTCGAGCACGAGCCGTTTCTACGACGGAATCCGCCTGATCGAAGTGTCATCCGAGCAGACCGAGCCAGAGCCCGATGAAGGGCAGTTGGACTTCGATCCGACTGATCGAGGTGGCTGGTGATGACACTTACGGCCGTTTGTGACACTTCAAGTGTCATCGCTTCGCTAAGTGTCACTGGCAAAACACCTGCTAAACGCTGCCAAATGACACTTGTGACACTTGTGACACTTCTTTCCTACCTACGCATAAGCGCGCATACGCACACAGGAAGGCACGACCGGAAAACAAGTGTCATCCGTCACAAGCGTCACCGGAGCCCACAATGACCGCCCCAGACTGGCGCGCCCTCCACGCCCTCAAAACCGGCGACAACGCAGCCCTCATCGGCACACGAGCCCAAGTCCGCAACTGCGCACACTGCGGCCTCATCGTCCTCGCCGGCTACAACTCACACGTCATGGCCAGCATCGCCATCACCGACCCGTTCCTCCTCACCCCCCAACTCGAAGCCGCCGCCGTCATCCTCAACATCCACACCTACGAAGCCCGCGGCCACCCCGGACGCTACGAACTCACCAACCGCCACTGGCCACATCTCACCCGCCCCGACTGGATCCACTACAAGCCAGCCACCGACGTCAACGTCCTCGCCGCCCACCGCTGCGGCTACCCGCCCCTCTCCCGCCAACCCCTGCCACTCAACCCCGCCACCGCCAGCTGGGGCCACGGCGAACCACCCTTCTAGGAGACCTGCCATGCAGCAACAGACACTGACCATCGACGTCACCGGCACACCCGCACCCCAAGGCTCCAAACGCGGCATCCCCATCCGCCGCAAAAACGGCACCATCGGCGCCGCCATCGTCGAATCCGCCGGCGACAAACTCACCACCTGGCGCCAAGACGTCCGAGCAGCAGCAGAGAAAGCCGCCCAAGAACACCACTGGACAACGCCACCCCGCGACATCGCGCTCATCGTCGACATCCACTTCGCCTTCACACGACCCAAAAGCCACTACCGCACCGGCAAGAACTCCCACTTGCTCCGCGACAACGCCCCCAAGTTCCACACCACCAAACCCGACATCGACAAACTCATTCGCGGCATCCTCGACGCCCTCACCAGCGCAGGGATCTACACCGACGACTCCAACGTCATCCGAGCCATCGCCGTCAAGAGTTACGCCAACCAAGGCGAGTCACCAGGAGCGTCCATCTACGTGACCGCCTTGATTCCCAACAATCCAGCCACCAACCTTGAAAGGACCACCACGTGACCAAGCGACACCCGGGAACATTCCGGCGCGATGCCGCGCGTGTGGCGCGTGCGGGCGCGTCGTCGAGCTCGACCGACTTGGAACGCTATGCGGCTGAGACGGTGCAGCTGCTGCGTCGCGTGAACGAGCTGATTGTTGAGGCTGACGCGTCGTCACTTGGCCCGCAGCCTGGTGGTGGGAAGGTGTCGAAGCGGTCGGTGTTTCCAGCGCCGTGGAATACGCCGGCGGGTCACATGTTTACGACGGTTGCGCAGCGAGCCAGGGACCACGAGATGAACCTTGCGCTGCTGGTGTTCGGTGCAGTGCGTTACCGGGGCACGTCCGACGACAACACGTTTGCCGCGATCGAACGCCTGCCTGTGCTGATCACTGCGGCTGTACGCAACGACCTTGGGCGGCATCAGTACGTGACGGCCGCTGTCGCGTCGCTCGCGGGCTGGCCGGCACGACTACGAGCGTTCCTCGACGAGGATCCGGAAGATGGTGACCCGCAGCCGTGGACGCGAGCACCAGGTGATCTTCGCTGCCCACACTGCAAGCGGCCATTGTGGTTGCGTCCAGGCTGGCAGCATGAGGGCTTGGGGGCGCGCATCTACTGTCAACGCTGCCGTGACGAGGCGGGCGCCTTGTTGTCGTGGGAGTCGAGCGTGTGGCTCGGAGTGCTGCAACAGCAGTGACACGCCCAGCGCGCCGCTTGCAGAAGTTATCCACAGACGCGTAGATTGTGGGTCGGCAGGGTGCGCCCAAAAACAGGACGCAGCACCCGCCGGCCTTCACTCAAACGATGCGCTCCGCAGCGATCCGTGCGAGCAGCTTCGCCGTCAACCGCGGGATCCCGTTCACGTCCGCCGACTGGTCAGCCGCCTTCCAACTGTCCTCCACGGACAACTTCTTGTCGCCGCCCGGGAGGATCAGCGTGGTCGCAATCGACTCGGGAACCACCACGCCCGCACCAATCTTGAACTCTGACGAAGAGCTCACCTTCGAGGCGGCAAAGCCCGACCAGGGTCGCCGCCGCACAGACACCGACGCCTTGACGCCCGACCGGACAATCACCGTCGACGCCAGTAGCGCGCAGTCAGTGGCCACGAGAATCGCGATCTCCGGCGACTGGTCCCCGCGGCCCGGAAGCAGATCGGCGCGAACACCCAACACCTCGTTGTCACCCACCGCGTCGACGATCGCCAACGCCGCAGCGCGCAACTGCAAATGCACACTCCCGTCGTTGTACTTCGGCACCTCGAGGCCCAGCGACTCTCCAGTCGTGTTCGCTTCGCCCACTACCCACACGATCGCTTCAAACAGCGACCCCTCACTCTGCGTGTCCCCCATCGGGACCCCCTTTCCTTGTACGCCCCATCGTCGTCGCATGGTCTGACATGCGACGACAGCGAGCCTGGGGACCTCGCAACAAGTCGAGACCCAGGAGGTCCCGTCATGCCCCCCGCCCCCAAGCCCTACAACTGGACCCCCAGACGCGACCAGCAGCTCCGCGACTGGAACACCACAGTCCCACCAGTACCCATCAGCGAGCAAGCGCGCCGGCTCAAGACCAGCCGCACCACGATCGCCCGCCGCCGCAAGACCCTCGGCCTCGAATCTGACCGCACCCAAACCGCGGCCGCGAACGAAGCACGCCGCGTCGATGCAAAAGCCCGCCGCACCGCCATCGCAGAAGGCCTCCTCGACGACGCCGAGAAGCTCCGCGAACAACTCTTCGCCCCCACCGTCGCATTCAACTTCGGTGGCAAAGACAACACCTACGAAGAGCACCACCTGAGCGAGCCGACATTCGCTGACAAGCTCAAGATCGTGCAGGCCGTCGGCGTCGTCGTCGACCGGCACATCAAGCTCGTCGAGCACGACTCCGACACAGGCATCAGCGAAGCAACCTCAATGCTCGACCAGCTGTTCACAGAGCTAGAGAGAGCCAGGCCCAAGACGTGACCGTCACCGCATTGTCACCACGTCAGCACACCACCGTGCTCGACTGTGTCGCTCGCGTAAACCTGTGGACCGGCAGCATCCGCTCAGGGAAGACGATCAGCAGCCTCCTCGCGTGGATCAGGTTCGTGTCCCACGCACCCCGCGGCGGTGAACTCGTCGTCGTCGGGCGCACCCGCGAATCCATTGCCCGCAACGTCTTCGGACCACTCCAAGACCCATCCCTGTTCGGTGCCCTCGCGAAACACGTCATCTACACCGCCGGCGCACCTAGCGCGAAGATCCTCGGTCGTACCGTCCACGTGCTCGGAGCATCAGACGCTCGAGCAGAAATGGTGCTACGTGGCCTCACCGTCGCCGGGGCGTACGTCGACGAAGCGACGCTCATCTCCGAAGCGTTCTGGACACAGCTGCTAGGCCGCATGAGCGTCTCCGGTGCGCAACTGTTCGCGACCACCAACCCGGACGGCCCTGCACACTGGCTCAAGAAGCAAGTCGTGGACCGCGCCGATGAGCTCGGTTACAAGGTTTTCCGATTCCGGCTCGCCGACAACACCCACCTCGACCCCGAGTACATCGACCAGATCAGCCGCGAATACACCGGGCTGTGGTACCGGCGGTTCATCGAGGGCGAATGGGTGCAAGCCGCCGGCGCCGTGTACGACATGTGGGACCCCGATCGGCATGTCATGGCCGCCGAGGACCTGCCAGCCATGGACCGTGTCCTCGCGCTCGGCGTCGACTACGGCGACCAGCACGCCACACGCGGCTACCTGTTGGGGCTCGGTCCTGACCTGCGCGACGACCACGAGAAGGAACACCGGCTGTACGTCCTCGCCGAATGGGCACCACCCGCCGGCACCATCGGCCAGAAAGCGACACACCTGCGCACCTGGCTCAAGGAACAACCGGACCAAGCGTGGCGGCAGCCTGAATGGGTTGCCGTCGACTCCGCAGCACTGCCCTTCAAGAACCAGTTGTTCCACGACGGTGTACCCGGCGTCCGCAACGCCCACAAGGCCGTCCTGCCAGGCATCCAGAACGTCGCGAGCCTGCTAGCACTCGACAAGCTGATCGTGTCCGATGCTTGCGAACACCTGATCGAGAAAATCCCCGGCTACGTGTGGGACGACAAAGCCACCGCCCGCGGCGAAACCGCACCAGTCAAAGCCGACGACGACGAAGCCGACGCATTGCGTTACGCCATCTACACCACCCGCATCGACTGGCGAGACCTCATCCCCATCGCACCCGCCATGGACACCAACCCAGGCGACTCCACCGACTAGCCCGAAGGAGGGCACATGCCACTCCCGTCCGGCGATCAGCCATGGCCCCCAAAGCCACACGTCAGCATCCTCGACACCCTCGCAACCTGGTCCGCCTGGTATGAGGGCACCCCCGACGCGTTGCGCAGCGTGTACGCCTCCAAGAACGTGGCACGTATAGGTGACCGTGAAGGTGGCATCCGGCAGAAGCTGCAGCGCTGGTGGTGGGGCCGCACGATCGATGAGACGAAGCAGCGTCCCGACCAGTCCCATGTCCCGATCGCTGCGGACCTCGCCCGTGCCAGCGCCGACATGCTGTACGTCGAACCACCACAGATCACGTGCACTGCCAAAGCCGCGCAACCTGTCGCAGGTGTGACACCGAAGACGAACGTCACGCAGGACCGCGTCGACGCCTACCTGCCAGACCTCCACGCCGCCCTGTCAAACGGCGCCGAACTCGGTGCGATCCTCGGTGGCCGCTACCACCGCGTCACATGGGACAAAGCACTCGACGACCAGCCATTCGTCACCACCGTCGACGCTGATGCTGCGATCCCCGAGTTCCGGTGGGGTCGCCTCGTTGCTGTCACGTTCTGGCACGAACTCGAAACCAGCAAGAGCGGCGCCGTCACCCGCCACCTCGAGCGTCACGAGTTCGACGCCGAAGGCAACGGCCTCATCCTCCACGGGCTCTATGAAGGCACCAGCACCAGCCTCGGCCGTGCGCGCCCCCTCGACGAGCACCCAGTGACCGCACCGCTGACCACCCTGGTCGACGAGAACGGTGCCCTCAAGGAAGGCCGCACCAAAGGCTTGTGCGTCGTGTACATCCCGAACCAGTTGCCGCAACGCCGCTGGCGCAAGCACCCTGTAGGCCGCAACCTGGGCCGGTCTGACCTCGACGGTGTCGAACCACTCATGGACAACCTCGACGAGGCGTACAGCTCGCTCATGCGAGACATCCGCCTCGGCAAAGGCCGCATCATCGTGCCGGCATTCATGCTCAAAGACAACGGTCCCGGCATGGGCGCCACCTTCGACATCGACCGCGAAGTGTACGACCCGCTCAACATTCCCGACCCTGCAGAAGGTCAAGCCCAGATCACCATCCAGCAGTTCGCGATCCGTGTCGAAGAGCACCTCACCGCAATCGCTGACCTGGTGCGCCGCATCGTCCACACCGCCGGCTACTCCAACGCCACCTTCGGTGACGGCACCGACGAGGGCGGCGCCATCACCGCGACCGAGGTCCACGCCCGCGAGCGACGCACCTACCGCACGCGCGCCCGCAAGCTGCGGAACGAGCACGCTGGCATCACGGAACTCATCCGCAAGATGCTGTCGATCGACAACGCGATCTTCGGCACCGCAGGCATCGACAGTGACGTTGACATCACCGTCACGTTCGCCGACGGTGTTGAAGACACGCAACTGAACCTTGCACAGACCGCGCTCGCCCTATCGACCGCGCGTGCCGCATCCATCGAGACTCTCGTCCGTACCGTCAACCCCGACTGGGACGACACGGCAGTCCTCGACGAGGTCGCGAAGATCCTCAACGAAGAGCCCGTCACCGATCCGTTCACCATCGGAGGGTAAGCCGTGGCCGAGTGGCGGCCCGACGACCGAGACGGACTCGAACGTCTCGTCGCCGACATCATCGCCATGTTCGAGAAAGCCGAACGCGACCTACTGCGCGCCGTCTCAACCCAAGCGAAGGCGGGCCTGAAAACGGGGGACGGACCCGATGTGGCGTTTGACCTGCAGCAGCTGCGCCGTGACGCTCAAGCGATCGCGCGCACCCTCGAGCAAGCAATGCCTGACGAGGTGGCGAGGATCATCACGATTGCTGCAGAGGGTGGCGTGAACGCCGCCCTGCAGGAACTGTCCGGCCTCGCTGGCGTGGACGACATTACGGCGACCACGCTCCGCCCCGGTGCTGGTGCGGCCGCGGCCATGACTGCGGACCTCACGTCCGCACTCGACGACGTTGTGCGCCGCGTGCTGCGTTACCCCGATGACGTGTACCGCACGGTCATCGCGAATAGCGCACACAAGGTGGTGCTGGGTCACGGCACGAGCTTGTCTGCACAGCAGGATGCGTGGAATGCGCTGCTACGTCGAGGCGTGACCGGCTTCCGTGACAAGGCGGGCCGCAATTGGCAGATGTCCACCTATGTGGAGATGGCCACCCGGTCAGCGACCCGGCGTGCGTGGGATGACGCGAAGGTCGCCGCGATGCAAACCAACGGCATAAACCTTGTGTCAGTCGTTGTCGGCTCCGGCTCGTGTGCTGCATGCGCCCGCTGGTCCGGCAAGATCCTCCGCACCGACGGTGGCCCCATCGGACGCATCACCGTCGACGCCGCTACTGGCGACGCGACCGTCGAAGTGCAGGTCGCCGGCAGTCTTGATGATGCGAAGCGTCACGGCTGGCGCCACCCCAACTGCCGCTGCTCCACCGTCGCCTACCTGCCGGGTCTATCGGTCGTCACAGACATCACGCATTACGACCCGGGTGTCGAAGCGGACCGTGCCAGGCTGCGTGACCTCGAGCGGCGCGTCCGCCGCTACAAGACCCAGGCCGCGACATCGCTGAACCCTCGCGACGTGGACTTCGCGAAAGAGAAGGTCCGCGAACTGCAGGGCCAGATCCGTGAACACGTCGCCACGACAGGACTCATGCGGCAGCGCCGCCGTGAACAGATCAACCTCGACAACCGTCGAGTGTGAACCATCCGCCCCCGGTGGGCGGCCAAACAGGAACCCCAGGAGGGTCCAAACATGCTCAAGAATCGCCTGCTCGCGCTCGCACGCGTGGGCCTCATCCACCTCGACCAGCCCGCCGACGACAGCGGCAGCAGCACTGCCACTGACGACGCGGCCGCACAACAGCAGGCAGCCGCGGACGCAGCCACCGCAGCTGCTGCAGCGGCTGCAGCAGCGAAGCCCACACCGCCAGCAACCCAGCAGCCCGCCCAGCAGGCTACCGACGCAAACGGGCTGCCGGACGACCCTGAAGCGCTCAAGAAGATGGTCGCGGACCTGCGCAAGGAAAACGCCGCCGCACGCGTCGCAAGCAAGCAGACCGCAGCCGACGACGCCCGCAAGGAACTCGCCCAGCAGCTCGGCAAAGCCCTCGGCCTGGTCGAAGACGACACCGCCCCCACCCCGGAACAGCTCACCTCACAGCTCACCGCGTCCCAGGAGGCCGCAAAGACCGCTGCTGTCGAGCTCGCCGTCTACAAGACCGCCAAGGACCACGGCGCCAACCCCGCCGCCCTCACAGACTCCCGGGCCTTCCTCGCGAAGGTCACGGACCTCGACCCCACGGCCGAGGACTTCAACACCAAGGTGATCGCCGCCGCCAAGGCTGCACTCACCGAGAACCCCTCGCTCAAGGCCGTCCAGGAGGCGGGCCAGAGCACGATCGACGCTTCCGGTGGATCCGGGACGCGACCGAAGCAACCCGCATCCCTCGAGGCTGCCGTCACCGCGGCGTACGCCTCTTCCAAGTAAGGAGCAACCACAATGGCCGTCTCCCTCGCAGAGACCAAGAACAACGCCGAAACCGACGTTGACCTCAGCGTGATCGACGAATTCCGCAAGGAGTCCGGGATCCTCGACACCCTCGTGTTCGACGACGCCGTCAACCCCTCTGGCGGTGGCGGCACCCTGACTTACGGCTACCGTCGCCAGTCCACCCAGGCCGGCGCTGACTTCCGCAAGCTCGGCACCGAGTACACCCCCGGCAACGTGGAGACCACGAAGCACACCGTTGACCTCGCGGTCCTCGGTGGATCGTTCGAGGTTGACCGTGTCACGTCGAAGATCGGCCCCGCAGCGTCCGGTGCGGTCACGCTGAACATGACCCAGAAGATCAAGGCAGCGAAGGCGAAGTTCCAGGACGCCCTCATCAACGGCGACTCCAAGGACGACGCCGACGAGAACGGCTTCGACGGTCTCGACAAGGCGCTGAGCGGATCCTCGACCGAGGTGAACCTCAACACCCTCACCGACTGGACGGACCTCGACACGGACACGCGTGCCGCGTTCAAGGCCCTCGACCTGCTCGACGAGTTCCTCTCGTACCTCGACGGTGCCCCCACCGTCATCGTCGGCAACAAGAAGGCCCTCTCCCGCGTGCGCGCCATCGCCCGCCGCTCCGGCCAGTACACGAAGGACCCCATCGAGGACCTCCTCGGTACCAACGGGCGCCCCATCGTGCGCGAGTCGTACGGCGGCGTCCTGTTCGTTGACGCCGGCGAGAAGGCCGGATCCGCAGACACGATCATCCCGACGTACAAGCAGGGCAACGTCGCGATCACCGTCACCGCCGAAGACGGGAACATCTCGTTCAAGATCAACGGTGAGCACACCATCACGGTGGCGTACAACGCGAACGCGCAGGCTCTGCAGGACGCCATCGACGCGGTGCTGCCCGGCTCGACCGTCACGAAGAACTCCTCCACGTTCACCGTGGTGTGGCCGCTCGGCCGCATCGTGACGTACAGCAACGCGACCGGTGTCACCATCGGCGACGCGACGTCCACCAACGCCCCCAAGACGGGCCTCACCAGCCTGTACGCGTACCGTGTCGGCCTCGACGGCTTCCACGGTGTCTCCACCGCTGGCGGCCAACTGGTCCAGACCTTCCTCCCCGACTTCACCACCCCCGGTGCCGTGAAGAAGGGCGAGGTCGAGATGGGTCCCGTCGCGGTCGCCCTCAAGGCCACGAAGGCCGCGGCAGTGCTGCGCGGCCTCAAGGTCCAGTAGCCCTCGGGCTTCACAACTACCACCTGCCGGGCCGTCGCCTCACCCGCGGCGGCTCGGCAGGGGTCACATTCCACGAAGGGTGAATCCCATGAAGTTTCAGCGTGACGACGGTCTCGAGATTGACGTGACCGACCCGGACGAGATCCAGCGGTTCGCCGCGATGGACAACTTTGTCGCCATTGACGGTGACGTGCCCGCGGTGGTTGTCCGCGCTGAGGTGCCTGTCGGTGCGGATGGTGTCCCGGTGCTCACCGAGGACGAGCAGTCCGGCGAGGACGAGCAGTCCGGCGAGGACGAGCAGTCCGGCGAGGACGAGCAGTCCGGCGAGGACGAGCAGTCCGGCGAGGACGA